AACGTGGTCGAAACCAGTTCCGTAAAGGTGCTGTTGGGGGATACCATGAGAACTCCTTTGATTCAGGTTCAATGGGTGCGCGACTGGATGTTCTTCAGCGTCGCGCGCATGGTGTCTTCCATCGTTCCCAGGAGCTCTGTCGGAGCCCTACCGGTGTCCCGACCGTTGACGTTCGCCGCAGTTGCCTTCCTTGCTGCCTGCGCCTCTTGCTTGCCCTTCTCGACCAACTTGGCCTGAGTCTCCTTCTGGAGCCTCGCCATTTCCTTGGCCCGAGTGACCGGGTTCGCGTAGACGGCCCGCTCGTAAGCACTTTTCAGGTCATGCCCCGCATTGACGTAGGCCACGATGTCATCGGCTACCTCGTCAAAATAGGGCGCATCCTTCGCAAAATCGTTGACGGAGGATTCCGTTTCCCGATATCGCGCCTGATAAGCCTCACGCTCTCGCGCCATCAGCATGGCATTGATCCGCTCCTGATTGGACTGGAGCGTCTGAAACCTCTTCTGGAGTTCCGGCGGGATGTTATCCGTCTGCTGCTGTTGGGGGTTGATGAGCCCCAAGTTCTTCCCGAGGGCGATGAAAGCGTTTCTGCGGTCCTCCATGCTCCCCGAGGTCAGCTTGTAGTTGGCGTCCAGAAGCGTCTCAATGGCTTGGACCGGATTCGCCCCAGCGGCACGAAGCATGGGGATGTACGGGGTCATCGCCTTCTGGACGGAATCCCCCAGTGTCGCCATTTCCTTGTACTGGCCGATGCCGTCGAGCATCTGGGCTTCGCGCTTCTGCCAGTAGTCGCGCACCTCTTTCGGCGTCTTCCCCCAATGCTCGTGCATCTCCTTGGGCCACGACTTGGGGGCCGGGGAGACTTCCTCCTCGACGGGGGCTGCTTCGGCATCGACCGGGGCTTCGGCTACCGGGGCGCCTTCGTCCGCCGCGATGGGTGCGCCTTCTTCAAGCGGCTCGGGAGCGGCTTCAACTGGTTCTTCCCCGCCGCCGAATAGGTCGTTCCCGATGGATGCGGCGCCTTGGTTGATCTCTTGTTCGTTCATGGGAGTCCTTTAGAGGCGAACGGGAGCGGCATCTGCGCCGGCAGCCAGTTCCGATTGGAGAAGTTCACGCTTTCGTGCGGGCATCGCCGAAATCTCCCGGTCGATGCTCTCCTCCACGCTCTTCTCGAGCGCAGCCTCGCTCTCCCGTACTCTCCGGTCGTAGTCCTGCCTCATGCCGGGGTCGTACTCTTGGCAGTTGTTGCGCGCCAAGTCCTCGCGGCGCGCGGCCATGCTCGTGATCGGGCGCCCGTCAATCGGCGAGTCATAGCAAATATCCCGTTGCACGAATGCCATGGGAGCTTGCCCGCGCTCGCCCGCCATCATTCGGAGCTTGCGCGCCCAAATGTCCTCAGCCTCGGGAGTGCCGGGCGTGTAGCCCCATGTTTCAAGCCATTCGTTTTTGTCTAGCAACACAGGAGTAGGAATTCCTCGTCGTCGGCCTCGCGTGCCGCAAGCTCGCGTTGCCAAAGGTCAATGAGTCGGTTCACGCGCTCGTGATCGCGCGCCAGTTGTTGCCAATCGACGTTGGAGGCAACCGGGATCGTCTTGCGCGAGTGCGCGAACGGCTTGACGATTTTTGCGGCCTCTTTTTGCACGGCGGGTGCAACCTCGGGGGCCGTCAACTCCTGATAAACCTCGTCAACCCAATCCTTGACGGTTTCGTGAAGCGTGCGGTGCTTGCCCCTAATGACAAACCCGCCCCCGCCCCCTCCCCCGCCCGTATAGCCGAGGCCGCCCGAGGAGGCGGCCGTGTAGAGGAGCCCGGCATCTAGGCCCGCGATTGCGTAGGCGCCGGGGTCGGCCGCGAGCGAGTACGCGGTTGCCGCCGTCGTCGCAAAGGTCGCATCAAAGCCGGTAATGGCGACGGTGCCCGGTGCCGCGTTGAGATTGAGCGCGGCGGTTGTCGTCGCATTCGCGCCGGTAACGGCGACGCTACCCGGGGCCGCGTTCACGTTGAGCGCGGCGAGCGTTTGCGCTTGCGCGCCCGTGATCGTTACGGCCCCCGCCGCTGCATTCACGTTGAGCGCGGCGGCCGTACCATCGGCCGCACCCGTTACCGAATAGCTCCCGGCGTCGGCCGAAAGCGTGTAAGCGGTGCCGCCCGTCGCCTCTTTGAACGACAGAATTGTTACTGTCGCTTGAATGTCCGGAGTGCTGCGCCCCGTGCCGGTCCACGTCGCCGACAGTAGGGACGTGCTCGCCGTGACGAGCGTAAAAACCGCGCTAGACCAGTAATTGTTGGCGTCGGATTCCTCGGCCGTCTTTGTGAACCCGTAGGCCGAAGTTTCCGAGTAAGTGATCGTGCCGCCCGACGTACACCCGTGCACCATCAAAATTAATTCGTTTGCGGCGGCACGCGCGCCAGCGGCGGCGGGGTATGTCCCGGCCGCGTCGTATGGCGTCGTTTGCGTCGAGAGGTCAACGGGACTCGTGGACGCGATCCCGTTTAGTTCAATCAAATAGACGACGGGGTATGCCGTGGTATTGAAATTAGCGGTTGCGGTATGCCCTGCGCCGCCCGTGCCCGCTTGGCACCAATAAATCGCTTGAAATTCCGTCCCCGCCGTCGTGCATCCATTCAGGAACGAGTAAGGATTGCCCTTGTTGTCGGAAACGCTAGAGAGCGTCGCGCCGGGGTCATAGGTGGTGCAAATCAGGAATACGCTATTCGCGCCCCCTGTTGACGCGCCCCCTGCGCTCGTCACGGTCGAGCCAGTAGATGCACCTTGCCCGATTAGAGTTGCGCTTGCGGCCATGCGCTAGCCCGGCTTGCCGGTAAAGGTAAGCGTGACGGGCTTAACGCTCATTTCGTGGTGTCGCGCTCCGCACGCTTGGCAAACGCGCACGACGATATCGGCGCGCGCCGTCTTGTGACGCTCGGTTTCCTTGAGGTTCTCCGGTTTCTCGCAGCACTCGCGCATTAGGCCGCCGTCAAAATCGTGCCGGGGTTGGCATTGTTGAATTTGACGGTGAACGTGTCGCCCGAGTTGAGCGTGAGGGCCGCGCCGTAGTCCCACCATGCAATCACGCTGCGCGTAGCGGCGGCGCCGCTCGTGTCGTCAAAGAGCGCGCAATACCGGAAAGGCCCGATGGAGCCACCCGAGGCCGTGAATACGATTTGGTTGCCCGCGAACGTGAACGTGCCGCCCGATTGCGAGCTAGTCGTGATCGTGAGCGCGCCGCCCTTTTTGGTGTATCCGTTACCCGCCGAGATTTCGGCCGCGTTCGACGTCGCCTTGATCGTGCAGGTCGCAGTCGATGTGTCGCAAACCGTATCCGCAGCATTCGGGCTGGTATTGGTCAGCAGCAGGAAGAACGAGTCAGCCGAGAAATCAATCTTCTTCTTGAAGATGTCCTCGATGGTCTGGTTGAACTTCGTGTAGGTGGCCATTCAAGGACTCCTATTGCTTGATGACTTTTGAGATGCCGTGCGTCATGCGTCCGCTCGCATCCCTCTGCGGAACGACCATCCGATCGGCAAGGATCGCGGCAACGAGCTCTGGCGTCTGCTTCGCCGTAGCCTCCGCAAGCATCCGGATGGAGTCGGCCAGCTGCTGGATGGGAGAAGGACCTTCTCCTTCGATCATCTCTTCCGGGTCCGCGCCGATCGCAGCACCATCGGTAGCCGCCTGCTTCGTCCTCGCGTTGATGAGGGCAATCTTCTGCTGGCTTGTTTCGTGGAGCATCGCCTTCGACTTCTCGTGGGCGAGGCTCATCTGGTGCTTCTTCTGCTCCGTCCGCTCCTTGGCCGCGATCTCGAGCGAGTGCATCCGCTCCTTGGCAGCCATCTCCATATTGAAGCGGTCGGTCGCGTGCTTTTCCTTGTCCGCGGCGATTCGCGCATCGGCATCGGACTGCGCCTGAACGCGAGCGGCTTCCACTTGCGCTTCCGCCTGTGACTTCGCGGTGTCGCGCTGGACGGCAAACTGCTCCATCGTCTGCTCGTGCTGCTGCTGCATCTGGAGCCTCTTCGTCTCCGCTTCCTGCTTCGCCTGCTCTTGAGCTTGGGGATCGGGTTGTTGCGGCGGCTGCATCTGCTTGATGTAGTCCTCCACGTCATCCCCGAAGCGGTAGCGACGGGTGATTGCGAGGAGCCACGCCTGTGCAGCCTGGAACGGCATGACTCCTTGCATCACGAGGGGACCGATCCCCTGCATGAACTGACCGATGGCTGTGAGTAGTTCCTGGATGTTCTTCTGGTCTTCAGCGGCTTCCGGCTCGACGGTCGAGTTTGTCTCGATGTCGATCCGGTAGGCCCGTTGGATGTCGTCCTGCAAAACCCCGAGGATCTCGTCCCATGAGGGCATGGATGCGGTCTGCTGCATCTTCTGCATCTCGGGAGAAGGAGGGGGCGGCTGCTGCCCCGGCTGGACGGGAGGAGGCGGAGGCATCATGCGAAGCGCCTGCATAGCCATCTGTTTTTCTTCCGCCGTGGGATACGGAAGACCCGTCATCTTCTTCCACGTCTCGGCGGAAAACTTCGTCGCCGCCATCTCGAGCATGATCCGAATGAGGTCCCTCGCGTAACGCTGGACTTCCTTCTGGATGCGCTTGAGCCTCAGGTTCCCCCAGTTCTGCTTGATCTGCTGGGCGCCGAGGGTTTCACTCGCATTGGACGCACCGCGCATGATGTCCGCGATGCCCATGATTTCGTAGATCGTCTGCTTGGCCCCTTCCCTCGCCGCGATGAGTTCCCGCAAGGTCGCCACAAGGGCTTCGATGGGCATGAACCAGATGGAATTGGACAAGCCCTTTTCCGCCGCCATCGAAGAAGTCATCTCCGCAGGCACGAGCTCGTTGTCCATCGCGTCCATCAGGTTCTTGATGTCCGCACCCAAGGCCGAGTCGTACAAACCTCGAGCCTTGATCGCCTGCACGATCTTGTTGATCCTGACCGTGAGCCGGTTGAGTTCTTCGGCCTGGTTCTCGTAAAGGGAGTAAAGAGCGGTCGGAGTCAGGTCGTCCGACTTCTCCATGAACTGGAGAGGCTGCGGGGTGCTGTAGAAACCGGTGAGGCCCAAAGGATCCTTCAGTTCCTTGAGCATCAATTCCCGGTTCTGGGGAGAGACGAAGTAGATCGTCCGATCAACCTTCGACCAGATTTGATAGATCGTCGCGGTCTTCTTCTTCCCGGTGTCGGAATCCTGCTTCTTCTCGTCCTTGTCGCCGGAAACGTATTTCAGTTCCCCCGCAACGTCATCCCCGAAAAGCCGCTCCGCCTCTTCCCGGTCGATCTCTTCCTCGTAGCAGATCCACGGCATCTTCGACCACTTCTTGGCGTAGCCGAAATACACCTTGTTCCATGTCTTGTGGTCGAGGCAGATGAGCTCCCCCCGCTTGTAGGGAGTCTCCTCGGGTTCCGGTTGTCCTTCCTCCTCCCCGTCTTCTACTTCATTGGATTCCTCGGGTTCCTTTTCCGCCCCTTCCGAATCAACCTCCTCGAGTTGCCCCAGGGTGCCGATGTCGGCGTCGTAGCGGACGCAGGTGATTCCTCGTCCGGGAAGGAGAGCGTCGAGGTTAGCCGCCCTCATGCCTTGGTCGAAGGTTTCGTAGCCCTCCACGTTGGTATCCATGAGGAAGGCAAGGACTCGTTTCCCCGCCTCGCTGGAAATCTTCGCTACGGGGTCATCGTCCTTGAACCGCCTCTCGACGACGGGCCTTGGAACCTGCGAATACAGGGCAGGGAAGATCGTCTCGGTATTGGAATAGAGGATGTTGAAAGGCGTCTCCTCCTTCCTCTTTCCGTAGTAGATCTCAAGGATCTTCTTCCCGTCCGTCCGGTAGTCTTCCTCCCGGCGCTTGGCAGCATCGACCTCATCGAGCCAATACTGGACCCGGGAATCCTTGACCGGGTTGGTAATCTCCGGGGGAGCCGCTTTCGCGGCGATCTTCTTGCGAGCCATCAGCCTTGGCCGTCAACGTAGAAGAACGTCACGTCGAGGGATCCGCCGATCGTGGCGTGAAGGCCATTGGTGAAGCGGGTCGGGAAGCGGTGGAACCCGATGGCTGGAGTGATCGTCCCGCCCATGACCGTGCCACCGGAACCGCCGTCACGAAGGACGAGAGTTCCCGCCGTGGTCGAGTTCACGTAGAAACCCAAGAGGCACCCTTGGTAAGCGGTCGTCACGTTTCCCGTGGCAGTCAGGTTCTTGTAAGTGCCGTATTCAGCGACAGGTGCGCTCATCTTCGTCTCCTAGTGAATTCTTTCCGCTCTCTGCGAGCGCCATTTCTTCATGAGGGCTTCACGCATCGCCCCCATCGTGAATTCCTTGCGTCCCTCATCGATCAACCGCTCCGAAGCAGTCCTTCCATCCACGGCTTCGGGCTTCACTTCCCGCCAGCAAAGGCTCATAGTCATGAAGGCCGAAGAACCGTGCGAGCTCCAGTCGTGGAGGGGTCTTTGCGTAAAGACCTTCCTCTCCGCGTCGAATTCGTAGTGGTAGTTTCCGAGAGCGGCCAGCCCTTCTTCACAGCCGACTTGGTCGAAATGGCATGTGGAAAAGGTCTTTCGCGCAGCCTGGATCTGGTCCATCAAGTCAGCACGTTTCGCAACGACGATCCTTCCCACCTTCTGCTCCACCAACTGCTGCTGAATCGTCTTCCCGCCCGCGGCCATGATCCGGGCTCTCGCATCGGGAGGGACGAAATGGGTTCCGTAAACCCACCCCCTCTCCTTCGCGTTCTTCCTCAAGACATCGGCGTAGTAGTCGATGTCCTTCAGGTGGGATTCTTCGTATTTCACGAGGCGGATTCCGTCGAACGCGATCTGGAAGTACCAGATGGCCGTAGCATCCTCGTAACCGAGGTCCCAAGCGGTGTTGACCGGGAGAGCAGGGTCAAAGGGGAAATCCCCAACCCTCCCCGAAGACCGCGCACGATCGAGCCATTCCCCGAAAATGCTTCCGGGAATCGCCGCATCGAACGAACAGTAATATTCCTGCTGGAAAAGAGCCTCCCCGTAAGCCTCCCCATGCTCAGCAACCATGGCCCGCTTGATGGACTCCAACTGCTTGCGGCTATACACCCCCGTCTCGTCCACGTTCCTCGCGTCGAAGTACCACCCCTCCTCCTTCTGGGAGAAGTCGCAGAGTTTCCTGAAGTGGTTGTTGCCTCGAGGCGTCGAATTGAAAACCGCCCAGCCCCCGTTTTCCTCCAGGATCGGCATCAGGTAGGACCACGCACTCGGATCCGACAAGGCATATTCCGAGAACACAAGCCCCGCGGGGGGAGAGCCCACCAACGAGTTGTAGTTGTCCGACCCCACCAACTGAAACGTGGACCCGTTCACGAAATGGATCACCATCTCGTTCTCCAAAGTCCTCGCCCTCACCTCCTTGGGGAAAGCCTCGTCAATCCTCCTAAACCCGGTATGAGGGTTGATCGCATCCCACATCGACTTCCGGGCCTGCGAATACTGGGGAAGCAAGTACCAGTAAGACGCCTTCCTCTGGAACGCACTACAAGCGACGTGATGAAGGCACAAGTCATCCTTCCCGCTCCTGCGGTGCCACTTAAGCACCGCCCTCGTCCCACCCCCAGACAAGTACTTCCACGCCGCCACCTGATAGGGACGGGCTTTCCACTTGTAAGGAAGCGTGATCTCCAACTAGGCCCTCAGGGCAGCCAGAACCGTCGCCGCCTGCGTAGCAGCATTGTCAGAAGCCGTCGTCGTCACCAACCGCAACCGACCAGGAGCATCCACACGCCCATCCACATACCACTGCTGAAGCGTCCCCTGACTCGGCTCATACGCCATCAAGACCGTCGCATTGGTCGCGTTCGTCCCCAGAGCCGCCTGCAACTGCGCGCTCGTGATCGCCATGTCCCGCCCTCCTTCTGGCCATGTACCGCTTCATGTACTCCCGGCGCTTCACCGGGTCCGCATACTTCCCGTGCCTGTTAGCTACCTTGTTAGCTACCAATGCAGGCGCTTTGTTAGCTACCTTTTCCACCGGGCTGTTAGCTACCACAGCGGTGTTAGCTACCAAAACGTCCGCGTGAACTACCACCGGGCATCCACGCTTCACATGGAGCCACTCGTTGTTCCCGTTCCTCTCCCTACCGCACACCACACACTTCATTCCAGCTACCCGAGGGACCCACTATCGAAAACTCGTTTCACCTTGAAGCCCCCCCATACCGATACCGCTGTGGCGGGGGTGTATGGCCGTACCGAGAGGCTCATGAGGCCACCCCGTCCTGCCGCTTCATGCCCCCCCCTCCTGGCCTCACCCTCCGAATAACCCTACAACTCGCGGGCGCATAATATCCATTATGTAAACTCGCAAGTCGTTGATTCACAACGAAATGCGCTAGTTATTGCGAGCCGTTCTCACTGCCGAAGGCCGATTGACCCCGAGCGGCAGTCGGAGAATGGGCGGAAACAGGGGCCTGGACGGGAGCGGGCTGGGGGTCAGAAATGGCGCGAGGGGTAAGCCGAATGGCGGGGCTTTCATCCGCTCCCCAATCCCCGACGGTTTCTTCCTTGTTCCGGTCTTTCCCTGCGATGGCGTATGCGAATCTGTCTGCCATATCGCGCCAGACCAGGATGTCGTTATGGGCATAGGCTTGTTGCCAGTTGCTCATTCGGATGCCTGATCGATGGTGATGGCTTGGACTTCGGCGGCGCCGTCGCGGTTGACGTTGACGGTGATGGATACGCCGCCGGCTTGGTTTTGATTGGGCGGGGCGTACATCTTGTTCAGGCGCTCGAGTCTCCAGCCGGCGAGCCTGCCGAGTTCCCTTCCCTTGGCGACATCCACCATGGTTTCAGCGTTGGCGATCTGGTCTTCGCTGTCGTCAAGCTGGCCGACGTTCACGGCGCTCTGGACCGACCGGTATTCGTCGGGAGCGTGCTCGAGGAGCCACATGTACAAGGCCGGCTTGGAGATGCCTAGGTCCGCGGCGATCTTGGAAACCTTGTCCCCTGCGGTTAGCCTGGCGAGGATGCTGGAGGCGTTTCCCTGCAACCGGCTCAAGGGCTTGTTGCTATTGAGGAGGGCAAGGCTGGCCGGGTTCTTGGCGCGACGCTCTTGATACCAAGCCTCGAGCTCTGCAATCTGCTCGGGCGTGGCGGGGGGTAGCGGTTGTGCAGCCATGCCCCGAATGATGGGGCGAGGAACGGGGCTAGTGGTGCTTGGTGTCTGAAACCTCCACCAAGCCGCGTTCCCAGATGAGATCCCAGGTTTTCACGTAGGCCCGAATCCATTCGGCATGCTTGTCTTCCCGATTCCAGCCGCCCTTCCTGCCGTCCACGTAGTCATGGGCTTCAGGACACATCGCGGCGAAGTAATGGTCCCTAGACTTGAATCCCATGCCGCGACCGAACAATTGCTGGTTCGAATGGGCCGGGACGCTCGGGCCGTTGCAACGATGAGGGAAATCCGCGCAACATGGCAGGATGTGCGCGATGTCCAAGAGCTTACGGCTACGATAGGCCATCTGTGGCGGGCTCGAGGAGTTCCTGTCTGAAACCTGCCCGCTCGCCGTCATCCCATTCGATCGTGGCCTCTATGCCCGTTGGGGTCCAGTCGATGCCGACGACGACAGCCCTCCTCCGGGAAGGCGTCAGGACTCGTGTTCCCAAGTTAAGCCATGCAAAGCGCAGGGCGCGATAGGCTCGAGGCATCTTCCCAGTCCCTCAAGAACTTGTCTCCGGGGAACGGATAGGCATAGCAACCAACCCAAATGGCTCCAGCCGGCAATGGCTGCTGCCCCGGCGCCCGGATCTCCAAGGATCGCGTGATGAGCCTGTCCCCTAAGCGATAGCAGTTCATGCGCCCGAGTTTCTTCAACTGGTCGGCGAAGTAGTGCCGAAGGGCGATCCTCATGCGTCGTCATCTCCCGGCTGCCTGGGTAACTCATAGCCCTTCGACCACGGCTGTTCCTGCGACTCCCGGAAATGCCATGTCTCCAGATCCCCCCAAAGTCCAATCTTCCCTTCCCACCCCACGTTTCTCTGCTTGTCGCAGATGAGGAGGAAGTCCGGAGCCGATTCGTCCACTGCCCCCTTGTCCCCCAATTGCCGCTCGGCTTCCTTGGCCTTGTTCCTCCAGACGGCTATCACGTTGTCCGCCTGGTCGGTTATGGCCCCGGATCCCTTGGCATCGAACTTCGAAGGGATGGATTCCGTCTGCCCCTTCCTGACGTGATGGACCAGATGGATGTGGATTCCCGTCTCATGGGCAAGCTGGCAAAGCATCCCCACGAAATCCTTCTGGCCGTTGTAATCGTCCTCGCCCTTCACGCACTTCATCAGGGAGTCAACGAAGAAATGGCGGATTTGCAGTTCCGAGGCAGCGTAGCGAATGACCGCAAACAGCCTTGTAGGGTCGATAGAGCCACGAACGTCGTAAATCCATACCCTACCCGCCATGCGGTCGAAAAAATCGCCTACAAAGCGTTCTGACGGGTTTGGCGTTCCCGCGCATTGCTTCACCATCCGCTCGATCGTCCGGATGGGAAGCATCTCGAAACTAGCAAGGCAGACGGGTTTTCCGAGGATTGCCCACCAAAGCCCGATCTGCGTCGTGACAGCCGATTTCCCATGGCCGTTGATGCCGTGCCAGAGGGTGACTTCACCGGGGAGGAAGGCGATCTTGCCGGCGGTCTTGGGCCATGGGAGCGAATCCCCACGGGGGCATAGCTCGGGCTGGAACAGGGAGACTTCGACCGAAGCCCGGAACCCCGCGATGTCCCGGACGTGCCTGTACGGGTCGCGGGCATCACGGTAAGCCTCGAGGTCCGCATCCGAGACGCCCAATGACAGGTCGTTCACAGAACCCCCCGCATGGGATCAGCGGACGCGATCGGACGAACCACCGGGGCTCGGTCCTGGCAACGCTGAAGCCAGCCGTTCAGAAATCGACCCCAATTGCTCTTGCGGTTCTTGGGATTGGCAAGAACCCAAGCGTGGGCACGCGCGATCTCGGTCTTGAGGTCAACCGCCGGGTAGGCGGATTTGAACCCGGCTTCTACGGGTTGCGGGATGGTGAACCCGGTTTCGCACCACCCAACCTTCGGCGAAGGGCGATTCGCAGAATCGTCCGACGCAAGAGGTTTTAATACTTCCCTTCCCTTCCCTTCCTGCTTTTCCGGATGATCTCCGGTGCTTCCCAGTTGCTTCCCCAATGCTTCCCCGTTGCTTCCCTGCTTATTCCCCGATGTTTCTCCGTCACCCGGAAGCGGATATTTACCCGGCTCGAGCGCTTCCTTGCCGTTGATGCGTTGATGCTCGGAAAACTTGGGGATGTAACCGAAATCCTTGCCGTCCACTACAAACCGAATGATGAAGCCGGCGCCGGTAAGCAACTCAAGCGCTTGGTCCATGCTGAACGGCAGAAACGGGAGGATGTCGAGCTTGAGTTGCCGCGGGCGATACTCAAAGACCCCGTTCTTGTCGCAATGGCCCCACAGTCCCGCATAGACGAGCATGACGTGGCAGCCAGAATTCCCGGCCTCCAGATCCTGCAATCCCTCGTCCCGGAAGAATTCCGGCTTGATCGTGCGAATCCTTGCCACCTAGTATTTCCTCCGGGCGAAATCCGAGTAGCCGTCCATGAACTGCTTGATGGCGTCCAGCGGAGTCGTGGCGATGATCAAAGGGCCTTCCCATTCGGCGTGGAAGTCACGCTGGGCTTTGCCCCGATCGTCCCCTCGGATTCCCCCCTCTCCGGGTGTCTTGCACTCGACCAGGGCCGTATAGCCTCGATAAGAGCAATGCAGATCCGGGTATCCAAGGCCGACAGCCGATGTGTCGTGTACGCGGATACCAGCCGCGCGAAGGGCGTCTCTGATTCCTGCATGGGACTTGTCCACCTTCTTGGCTCTCACCCCGCATACCTCGGGAAATAGTGGAAATGGGCCTTCATGGCTCTCCGGAACGTCCTGTCCACGCTCGCATCCCTGAACTGGGGACAGGGCATCAGCGGGCCTCCGACAGCGCATTGGATGGCTCCTTCGGCCGTCCTGAGATGGGCGCACTTGGCGCAGCACGGTACACCACGGGGACGCTCGGAATTGATGGTGATCTGCGTGGGCATCAGTTCCCCTCGCTTTCCGCGATGGCAGCCGCGAGGAGGAAGCGCATGACGCGCGTCTCGTCGATTGCCTTGGCCTGTCCGGGGAATTCGCCCTGCTCGGGGAATGTGAGGATGACGTATCCAAGCGCCACGAGCGGCCTGGCCTCAAGGAAATCGCGGCCGAGGGCCTCACCAGCGTCGAACCGCTCTGCGGCCTTCCTGAGCCACTCGCTAGGCTTCATTGGCCCTCCGCTCGAGCTCGTCGAGTTCATCGACCAGCTTTCCGACTGAAAACGGGGGCGGCGTGTCATTGGAGGACGCAATCCGGGCCAGTTCCCGGGCGATGCGGATGGCATCATCGAGATCGCTCACGCCCCTACACTCCCGAGCGCGAAGGCGATGATGGCGCGGGCTCCGGCGAGGTAGCGCGCGGAGATCGATCCCTTCGCGGGGAAGAAGGCGGCCCCGAAGATGTCGGTCGCGCGGATCGGCGGCGGCAGCCGTCGCAGGTCACGCGATCGTCGAGCGCGTCCCAGTAGTCCTGCTCGGCGGGCGGAATGTCGTAGACGGGCATGGGGCGGGCGTCGGGCATCAGGCGGCCATCCTCTCGGCCATCTCGCCCACGTTCGCGCGGACGATGGCCGCGGCGACGGGCGGGCTCACGCTGTTGCCGCACATGCGCACTTGCGCGGTCTTCGTGAAGGGCTCGCCGTCGCTGCCGCGCTCGATGATGTAGGCGGCCGGGAAGCCCTGCGCGAGGTAGAGCTCGCGGGGCTGCAGCATGCGCATGCCGATGTCGGCGATCCGGTATTCCTCGCCGCGCACCGTGACGAGCCCGAGCCGGTCCTTCGTGGTGATGGTGCGCATCGGGTCGCGCAGGCTGCCGCCGTCCTTCTCGTTCCCGTAGTAGGCCACCAGGAAGGCCGTCACGAGCGCGTGGTGGTCCTGCGTCGTGATGGTGGACATCGGAAGGCGGAGCGCGGCGCCGTCGTTCTCGTGGCCGCCGTAGTGCTTCGCGAGGAAGGCCGCGACGAGCGCCCCTTGCGAGCCGTGCGCGGTCACCGTGCCGAGCGGGCCGCGGATGTCCGTCACGCGCGGCTGCTGACCCTCGCGCTCGCCGTTTCTGGTCTGGATGAGCGTCGGCGCGACGAGGGCGAAGTGCCCACCCTTCACGTTCGCGCAGACCGTCCGGAGGGGCTCGTCGGCTGCGAAGTTGCGCTGGTTCGAGGCGTTCGCGTGCTCGGTCAGGAACGGCGCGATGGCGCCCTCGTCCGTGGGAACGATGAACGGGTTCGCGTCCTCGATCACGAACCGCCGAATGCCGCGCGCGATGCGCCGGAGCGTGTTCTCGGCGAGCGGGCGGGACCGGGTGAAGATCGAAGGGCATGGGATAGCGAAGTCGATGCATTCGGCCGCCGCGCGCCACGGGTGCGCCCTGCCCCTGCCGTGCGTCGGCTCTGGCCAGACGATGTCGCGGCCGTCGGATCGGGCGATGAGGAAGAGGCGCTTCCGCGTGGTGGGCGCACCGAAGTCCGCGGCGACGAGCTCGCGCCAGTCCACCACGTAGCCGCAGTTCGCGAGCTGCGCGACGAAGCGCCGGAAGGTGAAGCCCTTGCGAAGCGGGCACGGCCGGCCGTCGGCGCCCATCGGGCCCCAGTCGGCGATCTCCTCGACGTTCTCCATCACGATCACCGCGGGCTTCACGGCCTTCGCCCAGCGGACGGCGACCCATGGCAGCCCCCGGATGCGCCTGGCGCGATCGCGGTCGCGGTGAGGCTTCCCGCCGCGGGCCTTCGAGTGGTACGTGCAATCCGGCGAGAGCCAGAAGAGCGCGACGGGCTTGCCGCCGGTAGCTTCGAGCGGGTCCACGTCCCAGACGTTCGACACGTAGTGCCGCGTGCCGGGGTGGTTCGCCATGTGCATGCGGATCGCTTCCGCGTCGTGGTTGATGGCGATGTCGGGCGACCGCCCGAGCGCCATCTCGATC